ACACAAGATGTTATTACAACCAGAATCCTTTAAAGATGACTTTGCTGTGTTTGAAGGCGCAAGGCGTGCAGGTAAAGTGTGGCAAGAGTTTAAAGCAGATCACGATGATAAAACTATCATCAAGCAGCAAGAGTTGGATGAGGCAAACAGAATCATAAACAATTCAATGCAGCACAAAGCATTTGCAGAAATGTTAAAAAATGCAACAGCTAAAGAACAAAAATTAAATTGGAATTATAAGGATGTTGATTTCATTGGCTATGCTGATCTAATTACGGAGTTTAACGGTAAGCAATGTGTTGTAGATATAAAAACTACTAACGATGCAGGAAATAGGTTTTACAGGGATTTATATTACAATGATTATAAGATGCAGCTTGCGATGTACACAGAGCAATTTGGTAAAGAGTACGATGCTTATATAGTAGCAATTGAAACAAGCACACCATTTAACGTACAAGTTTATAAATTAGATGAAAGTTTACTATTTAAAGGATGGATGGATTACGATCACTATGTAGATAAGTACAACGAATGGGATGGTAAGCCGCAGGGATATAGTAACGCAGTAATTGAAGTTGCTACTGATATAGAAGAAATTATTAGTAAATGAGTAAGCATAAACAAATAGAAGAATTAGCAAAAAAAATTATGCGTGGTGAACACGATGTTAAACCACAAACGCACGGCACACATTTTCAACGGTGGTGCTATGCATACGAAATAGCAAAAAACATAATAATAAATAAAAACAAACAACAATGAATAAAAAAGAAGAAACAATATACTGTGGAAGCGGTAAGGTAATGAATGAAAAATGGTTGAAGGTAACTATTAATCCAACTAAAATTGTGGATTACATTCAGGAGTTTAATGGAAACAAATTTATTAAATTAAATGTTAACATTAAAGAAGAAGCAGATCAATACGGTAAAGATGTTAGTATTAGCGTTGATACTTGGAAGCCAGAAGAAAAACAGGCAAAAGTAGAAACATCAAACGATTTGCCCTTTTAAATTTAAAAAGATAATTGATGCGCTACAAAGAGGAGGATTGGAACTTGATTTTACCAGCTATACAAGAATTGTTGATTGAGGGCTATACATTGCCACAGGTCGCAAAGAAATTAGATCTAACGTATAATAAGGTAATTCATTATTACAAGCCAATTAAAAAAAATTTTAAATACATTGATTACCAACAAAAACAAAGAAAGGTGGAAACTGTAAACGCTTCTGCCTTTATCTTTAATAAGGTTTACACTTGGGAATCATTAAGCGATGAGGATATAAAAGGATATAAATATTACGAATCAAAACACAAGGCATATTATGTATGAACAAAACGAATTATTTGAATTTGACGATTATTTTGAAAAGGATAAATCAGAACTTGAAAATGTTAACATCACAACGCACGCACTACATTACAGTGTTGATGAATTACGGGAATTAAAAAAAATGTCTAAAATATTAATTAAACATTATTGGGGAGACAATTATCTTGATGGCAATATAAATGATTTAATATTAAAAATTTTTAGAAATGAATATAAAAAAATTGATAAGGGGCAAGCAACTGACCAATAAACAGGCAGAAAAATTAAAAACAAAATTTATTGATGAATCAAATTTTGATACATTAATTAATTATGATTGCGATGCGTACGACAATTATGGCAAATTGTTATTTAAATTTAGGAAAAATATAATACCAAAAAACAAACTCGAACTTGGTTATAATTCTTTTAAAAAATCAATTGTAAAAAATGTAGGTCGTGGTGTTGCTGCGGGTGGATATGACACAAGCGGTAAGTTTGATATATCCCCAGAGGTTACAAGTGGAAATGTCGGGTATATGGATGCAAGACCAGGCAATTTAGATTATTGTAGGCTTACCGCATTTGGTAGACAATATTTTGATGAATTTAAATCTGGCATACCGTTTGTGGAAATGGTTGATTATTTTTATTCTCAACTATGTCCTGATTATTATCACAAACAAAAAACAATTGCAGATGCAACCAACAGAAATTATATAATAGGCAATACCTCATTTACAACCGTTACCGTAAATCAATCGTTTCGCACGGCTGTACATAAGGATGTTGGAGACTATAAAGACGGGTTTGGTAATTTAATTGTATATAATGATGGTAGCTATGATGGTGGCTATTTTGTTTTGCCACAGTATAAAATTGCTATAGATGTACAATCAACAGATATTTTGTTTGTTGACGTTCACCAATGGCACGGAAACACGGAAATGAAACTGCGTGAAGGCTTTGATGAAATATTTCGTATAAGTTTTGTATTATATTACCGCGAAAATATGTTTAAATGCAAACAACCAAGCGAACAATTAAAACAATTAAAAATAAAAAAGAATGGATATTTAACATTATAATTAACAATAAAACTATAAATTATGAAAACAATAGAACAACAACTAACATTTAAGGAATTATTAACAAAACAATTTGAGGAGGCAAAAAAATATAATTTATTTTTTGACGGTAATATGTCTCGGGAATGTAATGGGCAATATGATCTATACATAGGTGATATAGATTTTAGATTTGGAGATCATTGCGTTAATCTTGGGGGTGAATTTAAACACATATACCCAAATAGAGACCCTAAATATTTAACATTTAATCAGGCTCGTGAGTACTCCTGTGATGTTAACACGTATGATAATCTTGGGCGTAAAAGAAGAAGATTTTTATTTGAAATTCACGAACATCATAAAGACAACAAGCCCTATGTTATATTAACAGAGTTTAGACAATTTAATGAAAAATTTAAAAAACCTATTGACTTTTTAGATTTAAATACCTCAATTATGTTATACTGGGAGAATCAATTAACTGATTATTTAATACACGGCAAACGTACAGGCAAAAAACCAAAGTTTCCATTAAGATGTGTTAAATATTTAAAATGATATTATGAAAATTATAATTTTTACATACGATAGATATGATACAATATCAACAAGTAAATATTTCAAGGATGTAAAACATACTGTGTTATGTCACGACAATGAAAGCAAAAATAAGTTTATTGATGCAGGTAATATTTACGGGGATATAATTGCCACACAACAACCAAAGGGGTTAAGTAATAACAGAAATTATGCACTTGATATGTTAAACCAGGATGAATGGGCTTTGTTTTTTGTCGATGATTTAATTGATATAACAATGCTTGGATCATATTATGAACAAACAACAGAAAGACTTGATATTAATTATCAAAATCAAAAAAAATATACTCAGGATTTCAACACCAAGTGCGATGTCAAAACGTTTTTAAATATATGCAATGAAACGATAAAACACGCCGAGCAAAAGGGATTAGCGCTTTGTGGTTTTAGTTTAACAGGTAACGCACCGTGGAGAGATAAAAAATATGGTTACTGGTCGCTTGTTGATGGTCGATGCTGGCTTGTTAAAAAAACGAAATTACGTCAGGATAATAATGTAAATTGTATTGAGGATTATCATTTTACCTCTTTGAATTTAAAAACATTTGGCGGTGTGGTTATAAACAACTGGGTTTTAACCGATTGTGTTAGGTATGGTGAGGGTAGCTATGGCACATTAAATCAACGTATGGAACAAAAAATAAAGGAAAGTAAATATCTTGTAAATAAATTTCCAGATTTTTTAATGTATGCAGACAAGGCAAATATGCCAAAAAATTCCCATATTCGTGTTAGGGCTAAAAGAAAATATAATCCAAATCAAATAAATTTATTTTAAATGAAAGAACTACCATACTTTAAATTTTTTCCTAACCAATGGATAACAGGATCAATTATGTTTATGGAACTTGATGTGCAGGGCGCATTTTTAAAAATATGCTGCTATTACTGGAGCAAGGAATGTAACCTATCAAGAGATCAGGTTAAAACATTAGTACCACATCAATGGAGCAAACTAATTGATAGTCAGCTAATTATGGTTGATAATGATAACATTAAAATTAAATGGCTTGATGAACAATTTGATGAAAGAAAAGCCGCACATATAAAAAGATCAAACGCAGGTAGAAAGGGTGGATTAGCAACACAAAACAAGCATAGCTTAAGCAATGCCAAAGCATTAAAAAAAGATAAAATAATAAAAGATAAATACGCGAATGATAATTTATTAAGGGTTGATGAGGAAGTTCAAAAATTACTTGATCAATGATATTAGAGGATCACGCAACAGTACCATATTTAAAAGCATTTAAGAGTGGTAAAATTAAAAAAGGTTTAGGCATTGGTTGTATTTTGGATGATCACTTTTTATTTAAGAAAGGCGATTTCAATATGTTTTTGGGGCTTGATAATGTAGGCAAAACTAACTTTATATTATGGTATCTAACTGCATTAAGTAAAAAACACGGCAAGAAATGGTGTATCTGGAGTGGAGAAAACAGACCAGGACAATTAAAACGTGATATTATACAAATGTGGACTGGTGAAACAATTAAAGATCTTAACGAATATTTATTTTATCATGATGAGGTTAGTAAGTATTTTAAATTTGTAGATAATAAAAAACTATACAGTCATAAAGAACTATTAGAGTTATTTAAAAAAGAAGATTGCGATGGTTGTTTAATTGATCCATACACAGGAATAAATCACGATAGGAGAATATCACAATTTGAACGTAATTATCAAATATGTAATGATGTGCGTGAGTTTTGCAACTCAACAGGCAAAACAATGTTTATTGCAATGCATCCTCAAACAGAAGCAGCAAGGCGTGTATTCCCGCACGATCATCAATTAAACGGGCATATACAACCACCACGTAAAGCAGATTGTGAAGGTGGGCAGGTCTTCCCAAATCGAGTTGATAATTTTATTACATTACACAGATTAATATCACACGACAAACTTTGGATGATGACAGAAGTACACGTACAAAAAATAAAGGATAAGGAAACTGGAGGCAAGCCAACAATGCTTGGGCAGCCGTTGAGGTTTGATTATAATGGTGGATTAGGATTTACAATAGGAGGTATAAACGTTTTAAAAAATAAATAATGAAATACAAATACGAAAACATTGATAGGTTTATGGAATATAAATCTTGGAGTGATAAACAAAAGATAGATCAACTACTGCATATAGATTGCAACCTGTATGCAAATCTTGGAACGGATTCAACAAAAGATGAAAAGGATGAGGTAAAAAGAAAAAGTTTAATTATATACAGATTAATAAAAACATTAGATAGGAAACTTGGAGATGAATTACTGTATTCAATGGATATGAAACGATGAACGATTTAGATTACACAATAGCAAAAAACCGTTTAGAGATATTGTTACTTAAAGCACAGGAAAGTTTAAAGGAGGAAACCGTAACACAAAGCAAGATGGAGGCAATAGAAACGCTGCAATCAACACTAAGGGTTATGATGGAATTGCGCTTAACAATAGATGAATTAAACAAAAAGAATACACTAATCACGTTACAAAACGTCAAAGCATATAGGCAGACCGCTGAACTTAAGAAAAAATTTATTAATTTTAAACAATGAACGCTATATATTACACAATGCTGATTGCAATATTCCTTGCATTTTTCGCAGGTGTGTTTACTGTTCTATTGTACCAAAAAATATTTGAGAAATGAAACAAGCAATTAAAAATACATTAGCTGCAATACTTGGATTAATACTTACACCAATATGGCTACCCATTACATTAACATTTTATTTAATTGACAAATGGCGAAAAAAAGAACAATGAACGAACTACGACAAACAAAGGATACTGTATATAAACATCCATATTATCCAGTAGAAAACGGTATAAATTATCTGTGCGCTATATATCCAAACGATGCTGATCTTGGTGCAGCCATTCGCCAACACTTTTATAAATATAAATAATGTTAAACGCCAATCAAAAAGGAAAACGCT